GAATAGACGGATCTTACCATCCCAATACTTATTACGGTATTGAGGCATGAATTTAGCTCCCGGAATCTCAAAGGTGAACTGATCTGACAGTTCATAATATACATGTGGATCTGATTCTACTTGAAGATAAACCTCATTCTTTTTTGATATGCTCAAATGAGACATTCATAAAACTTCACTTAAATATATTTAGGTGGGTTTTAAAAATATCTTTTGCTAAATAAATTAGTTTTATCAAAATTTAATGACAAGCTTGATTGACCCAAAAAAGTATACGAAGACAGTTGACCTATTAAGGTCATTTTTTTTGTCTAAAGGTTTTTACGAAGTCCACACTCAAAACCGTTTAAGCATCCTTGCAGCATGTGAAGATCCGGAAACAGTTGCAACATACACTTACAATGGTGAGATATGGCCACTGCCTCAGACAGGGCAGATGTGGTTAGAATATGAATTACTGAAGAATCCAGAAGCACCGGGATTTTTCTGTGTCTCAACGTCATATCGGCAAGAACCAAATCCAGTTGCAGGTAGACATGAAGTTATCTTCCCAATGTTTGAATTTGAGATGCACGGTGGTGTTGAAGAACTTAAAAAGATGGAGATTGAATTATGCAAGTATCTTGGATTACCTGACTTGTCAATCGAAACCTATGATGATTGGGGAAATATGTTCAATACAAAAGAATTAGACCACGATCACGAAGCAAAAATTGAATATGGTATGATTACTGACTTCCCAGAATTTACATCACCTTTCTGGAATATGTCGAGAAACGACGATGGTAAGACTAGTCGAAAGATTGATGTGATCTTAAATGGTATGGAAACGATTGGTAGTGCAGAACGTAGTACTGATAAAGAACAAATGCGTGATACGTTCCATACAATCTCTGATGGTGGATATGCTAACTTACTCTACAAATTATTTGGTAAGGAAAGAGTTGAGAAAGAACTTGAAGAGTTCTTAGAGTTCGATTTCTTTCCTAGAAGTGGTGGAGGAATCGGTGTAACACGTATTATGCAAGCGATCCCTGACTAGGGATCCCATTGTGAGGTGACGAAACTGGTAAACGTGTCAGTCTGTTTAACTGATGTCTCTGGCGGGACTTGAAGGTTCGACTCCTTCCCTCACAGTAAACATTTATTTATCTTTGTGTGAAATCTATACCTTCCATATGGTCATGTTCGTGCTGAAACACTCTCGAAATGATCCCTTCTAACTTTTCTTTGTGAACTTTCTTATCAGCATCTTCATATTTCACAACAATCTTA